CAAGGTGGACGGTCTTGAGCATCCGATCTTTGTTCGCGGTCTGACGGGCCGGGAGCGAGATTCGTTCGAGAACGCGTGCTTCATTCAGCGCGGCAAGCAGCGCGTCATGACCACGGAGAACATCCGGGCGAAGTTGCTCGTCCGGTCGATCTGCGATGACAAGGGCACGCGGATGTTCACGGACGCGGAGGAAGGCGAACTTGGCGCGCTCCCGGCGCAGGTGCTGGACACGCTGTTCACGGTCGCGCAGAAGTTGTCTGGGCTTGGTGCGTCCGACATGGAGGAACTGCAGTCGGACTGACGCAGGGCGGGATGCGGCGGTTCCATTTCCGCCTCGCTCTCGCCCTAGGCTGCACAGTCAACGAACTGCTGGATCGTGTGTCATCGGAGGAGATGACCGGGTGGCTGGCATTCGACCGCGTGGAGCCGATCGGCGGCTGGCGAATGGACTACGGGTTCGCGATGCTGGCCGCATTGCAGGCGAACATCAACAGGAAGAAGGGGTCCAAGCCGTTCAAGACGGTGGACTTCATGCCGTTCCTGCCCGACAATGATCCCGGCGGCGAAGCGAAGGCCCTCGCGATGTTCCAGATGCTCGCGGCGCAGTCAGCCGCACGCGAGGCCGCAGACAATCAAAACGGCAAAGGCTGACGCATGGCAACCGTAGGCAATCTGTTCGTCAATGTCGGCGCGTCCACGCGCGGGCTAGAGCAAGGCCTGAAGCGCGGGCAGGATGCCGTGCGGAAGTTCGGCAAGGACACGCAGGCGGCTGCGGCGAACATCGCCAGCGCGATACCGGGAGTCGGCAGCGTTTTCGGCAAGATGGAAACGCTGGCCGGCCTCGGGAAGTCCATCGCCACGATGTGGGATTCCTTCAACGGCGGCGCGAAGGAAGCCGCCGCTCGAACGGAAGCGATCAAGAAAGCCGAGCAGGATCTAGCGAGCCTCAAGGGCACGCGCAAGAACATCGGCATGGCGCGATCCATGATTGCCGCCGAAGGATTCGATCCAAATCGGGCGGCAATGCAACTGAAGGTCGAAGACCTTTCCGGCCCACGGAAGAAGGTGACGGACGCGATCAACGCGCAGCGCGCTGCGACGGAGCGACTTGCAGGAGCAGAAGCCTTCAGGGCGAAGGTGGCGAAAGGACGCGACCCTTTCACCGGGCATTACTTGAGCGCGACCGCGAAGGCGGAAATGCTGTCGAAGGCAACCAGCGAAGTCGCTCGAGCCCAAGACACGGTAACGAAGGCAACGCAAGCCACGACGGCAGCGCAGGCCAAACTGGCAAGCGTGCAGGCAAGCAACGCGAAGAAGGAGGCGTTGCGCGGGAAGTTGAACGCGATGGGAATTGACCTCTCGAAAGGTCAAGGCGCACTGAAACTCGGCAGTCTTGCCGAAGCGCAGGCCAAACTTCAGATGCTGCGCGAGGAGGCGAAGGCAGCAGCAGACGGGTTCAAGATATTCGGGTTGTCGGTTGGCAAGGCTCTCGGCCCGGTCGGGCTGCTGGCCGCTGGCCTGATGGCAGCAGTCGGTGGCGCGCTGCTGCTCACGAAATCGGTCGCGAAGGCGATGGACTCACTGCGAGATTCGGCAACAGCTGCAGGCATGAGTGCAGAGGCGTTTCAGGACCTGAACAACACCTACCACGAACTCGGCGTGGCAGAGGGCATTGCAGAAACGGCATCGCAGCGACTTGGAATCAAGTTGGAGGAGGCGGTCAGCGGCGCGGAAGACGCGCAGAAGGCGTTTGCGCGGCTCGGCATGGATTACGGAGCGATTGCCGCGATGTCGCCCGATCAGGCTCTGAATGCCACCATCAGCCGCATCAGAGAACTTGGGTCGCACCGCGAACGAATCTACGCGCTCCGAGAACTGTTCGGGAAGTCCGGCATGGGATTGGCAGCGGCGGTGAATGCGACGAATGAGGAGTTCCGCGAAGCAAGTGAGCGCGCCGCGAAACTGCGTGTGCCCGAGGCAATGGTTTCTGATCTTGCGCGCATCAATGACAAGGTGGAGGGTGCCTTCAAGGCGTTCAAGAAGGTCGGCGTGTATCTCGCATCGGCGTTTGGGCCCGCGCTGGAAGGCTTGGCTGATTCTGTCTTTGAGATGTTCACAGCTGATCCGAAGGCACTGCTCGGCGGGATGCAATCCATCGCGATGGTCTTGGCCGTCATCTACGACATCTTGGCTGGCATCGTCAACCTGTTCATGGCGGCATGGAACCTCGTTCAGATGCTCGGTGGCCTGCTTGTCAGCGGCATCATGGGCGCGCTCGGCGGCATCCTCAAGGCCGTTGAAGGAATCATGTACGGCATGGAATGGCTCACGGGCGCATCGCACGACATGAGCAGCGCGCTTGGAGAAACGGCCACGACGGCTCTCAACGCTGCAGCAGAGGCAGCGAGTGCGGCTGGCAAGGATGGGGCCGAAATGGTGAAGCGACTGCAGGACGCATTCGCCGCGGACGCGACGATGGGAGTGGCAGACGGCATCGCGCGCTCAATGGAGCAGGCGAAGAAGACGGCATCGGGCGGCACTCCAATCATGCTGCAAGCCGAGGTCGATCAGAAGTCGCTGGACAAGATCGACAAGGAACTGCAGAGCCTCCGGAACAAGGTGCGCGAAGCGTCAATCGGTGGCGATGCTGCTGATCTTGAAGGCTTCAAAGCGAAGGGCGCGAACACCGCGCAGATCGCCGAATACGAAGGTCTGCAGAAGCAACTCGCCGCGCTGGAGCAGTCGAAGGCAGCGCACGAAACCATCGCAGACCTGAACGACCAAATCGCCAAGGCCACGATGACCGCCGCGCAGTGGGCCGAGTACGAAGCGGTCACCAAGAAGGGCCTGACGCTTGAGGATGCCAAGCAGGTCGCGCTGCTGACCGAGCAGTTGGCAATCGTGGAGAAGCAGGCGCAGGCCCGCAAACAGGTCACCAGCACCATCACGGATCTGCAGGCCAAAGTCGATCAACTCGGGATGTCCGAGATGGAGATCCTGCGGCTCAAGATGCAGCAGAACGGCGCGACGGCGGAACAGATCGCGCAGGCTGAACAACTGCAGGCCATCTTGGACGAGGCCAAGACCGAAAGCGCGCTGGAGTCGCACTTCAACGCGCTGGAAACGCGGCTGCTGGAGGCGCAGGGAGCGGAGGAGGAGATCCTGCGGCGGCAGTTGGAGAACATGGGGCTGGCTGGCGATGCCTTGAATGACGCGCTGACGAGGACGATGGAGATTGAAACGGCCATCACTGAAGCCGAGCGTATGAAGGCGAATCAGGAGGACATCGCCAGCACGCTCAAGGGGCTTGAGGATCAGTTGTTCGAGAAGCAGTTTGGGAAGATCGCGGCGATGCAGAAGTCCATGCGCGAGAAAGGGGCAACGGAAGCCGACATTACGAAGGCTACGGCTCTGCAGAAGGCGTTGGATAGCGCGGACGGGGCGAAGAAGGCTGCTGGCAAAGGAGGCGAGGATGCTGTGGAGGGCATTGCCGAAAGCATCGACACGGCCTTCGGAAGCATGAAGTTGGCTGGCGTGGTCAGCGCGTCGGACAAGATCGCGTCGGACAGCCTGCACGAAGCCGAGGCTCACACGGGATTGCTGGAGAGCATCGCGGCCAGCACGGCTCTCATGGCGGTGACGAACGGTGGCGCGCCTGAGTTGATGGCAGGATCGACTTCAGCCAACACGGCGATGACGAAGCAGCCTGTTGGCTTGCAGGAAACCGAAGACGGCCTGCGGATGTTGAAGACCAGCAACGAGTACCTCAAGGAGATCGCCCGGAACACCGGAGCGTTCACAGGAGCGTTGACCTAATGCCAACAATCGCTGTCACTGTTGCGTCCGAACAGGCGCAAGTCACCGCAGAAGCCATTCGTTTCACGCGCCGATGGCACATCGTGGAAACGAACGGAGCGGCCATTACCGTGGAAGAGGCACGCGGTGCGCTACCAGCCTTGTGGTCGTCCACCGAGACCATCAACGGAGTGGTCTGCAAACTTCAATCGGTCGATCTGCAGACAGTTGATGATGGTCGAAAGATCGTTTGGAGCGCAACAGGATCGTATGAATGGGCGTGGGAGGAAGATGGATTTACATCTGCGGCTGCGCCGTTCACCTCGTACTCCGCATCGGTGAGCGCGGCTTTCGTTGATGTCTACCGCATGGGAGCGAACTTTCCGGCCAACCTGAACAATCCGGGCGACGGCGACATTGGCGGCACGAAAGTGGATTCGTGCGGTCAGCCGATCTCCACGACCGTGACGCAGCAAGAGATCACGGTGGTCAACATTCGTACTGATTCGCAAGCGTCAACCATCGGCAATAACATCGGCAAGCGGAACTCTGCGGCAATCTTTGGAATGTCTGTCGGATATGTGCTGTTCGTCGGCGCGAGCATCACGAAGATCAAGGTCACCGATGTGTACCACTACAGGATCGAATACAAGTTCCTGTATGACGGGGCGGCGCATCTGCGGCAGATCTGCGCCCGCGATGTGGACGGTCAGCCTGTCTTGGACGCGCCGAATGCCGCAGGAAATGCCCACGCAACGCGAGTGATGGCGAGACAGCCGTTCCCAAGTACGGCGAACTTTGCATCAGCACTCGGGCTAATCCTCTCATGAAGCCGACTATCACGCATGGTCTTGGCGCGCTGACGCCGCAGACATGGCGTGAGATATCGACTGTCGTGAATCAAGGGCTGGCGCAAGTCCGATCCGTTCCGGCGGCTGGCGGCGACCGCTCGTACTTCACCGCGAAGATCACCGGGGCTACGCAGATCTCCGGCATCGCGCGATGGAAGTACGACTTTGAGCAGGTGCAGTTTGATCTCTCCGCAAGCCCACCGACGGCGTACACCGTCCCGAACGGCTTGACATCCGCGACCGTCAATGCCGAGGAGCGCAAGGCGTGGAACACGCTGGAGACAGCGAACACAAGCACATCGGCCTATGGCATCGCTGTGACCAGCGGCATCAACATTGCGTCCACGCACGGCTTCACGATCCGCGCCATACCGATGGGCGCGCTTGTTGAGATGGCAATCGTGCGCGCGAAGGACGGCAAGTTGGTCTATCAGTTCAGCGCGCCGAACCCGATTGACGGCACTTGCCAAGCCGCGCCATCACCGATCATGGTCACGGACTTCGGCAGTTTCGATGAT